GACTATAAGCCCGCTGTCTGCGCGCCCATCGTCTAGCGGTCCAGGACGCCGCCCTTTCACGGCGGAAACACGGGTTCGATTCCCGTTGGGCGTGCCAGTACTCCTTTTGCTGTTAGTGATTTCAACAGGTTATCCTCGGTTTCGCCTAACCCATCAGACTGGTTAGGCAATGGCTGATCGAAGGCGCCTGCCATTTTCGTCATGGCAGCGATGGACAGTCGCTTCTGATCCGCCTCCCGAATGTACGTCATGACCTCGTTGATGTTCTGATGTCCTGTTATCGCCATGATTTCGGGGGCACTTGCCCCAGCCTCGGCCAGACGCCGGCAGGCAGCCTTGCGAAGCCCATGCGGTGAAGCCTGCTCCCGAATGCCCGCCTGGGCCGCGGCTTCCGCGATGAAGCCCGTGAAGGCTTTTTCCGACCGCGCCTTGCCAAAGGTGGTGATGATGAACGTGTCGTCGCTGCGCGGACGACCTTTCAGGAACAGCCACAGCTCGTCATGGATCGGTATGGATAATTCCACACCTGTCTTCTGCGCGGCGATCTCGATCCGCTTCCCGGCCACGTGTTTCCATCCCACCCGGACGGCATCGGATCGGCGAAGTCCTGTATAAAGCAGAATCTCGAAGGCAATTCGCTGCGGGGTGTCGCGCCCCCACCGAGACCGGAAGGATGCGATGTTCTGCTCGTTCCATGTCCGATAGCCAACGGTCTTTTTTCGGATGCGCTTGGCCTCTTTGACCGGATTGGAGCGCGCCAGTCCCGCGCCTATCGCGAACTCGAATAATTGACGCAGCCGTTTGCGCATGTGCACGGCGGCGCCGGGCTTCAGCCCGTCGAGAACGCGGTTGACGTCGACAGTTCCCATTCCAGCGAGTGGCAGATGACCGTAACCCTCGCGGAACCGCTCCAGCGTGTTTCGGTAGGTCTTCTGGGTGATCGGCGCCAGCGCACGGAACTCGACGGACTCGTAATAACGGCCGACCGCGGCAGACACCGAGCCCGCCCGCGATTGCGGGACGACGGTCGCGGTCTCACCCTCCATCGCCTTGTGGTAGGCGATCCAGAATGCTTCGCAGTAAAGCGGCCCAGGGAGCACTATCTGCTTATGACCTGGCCGGCGCAGGTAGATGCGGACGCGCCCGTGACGATCCGCATACGTGTTTACGTATCGAGGTTTGCGCTGTCGAGCCAATGCAGTTCCCACGCCTTGGACCCCGAAATGTTGTCGTTCTCAGCGGCGGGGGAATCGCCGTCAAACAGGGCGTCCAACTGGACGCGGTCCCATAGCCAGACGCCAAACATCAACTTCGGCTCTGGTATGGCTCCCGCCTTCCGCTGTGTATCGAAGTGGCTTGGAGATATCCCAAGATAAGCAGCCGCCGATGCTCGGCGGAGGCCGCGGGGCTGAATGTTGTCGTTTGCCGCCCTCATGCTACCTCCCGCTCTAGGTCATGCACCGGCGTCCGGGGCGGAAGCGGATTCGCGATCTCTACGGGTTTCGGAGCGGCCAGTTTCCGAAGTTCGGCGGCGACGATCTTCCCGTCCGCCCTTTCGATCAGACTGGCAATGCTCTCGATCTGGTTTGCCTGTGCGAGCATGAACAGCATCTCGGCAAGCTCCGTGCTTGCCTTGTCGTCCGGCGCGGCGGGTCCGTTACTAACGGACTCACGTGCCACCCGGTTCTTCTCGGCGTGCCGGGCGGCCCGCTCGGCCGCCTTTGCCCTGATGCCCGCGAACGTCTTCTTGCCGTCAGCGACGGCGAGCAAATCGTATGCGCGGGATCGGCCGATGTCATATTGCTTCAGGAAATCGTCGAACGAACCGCCTTCCTTGGCGATCCGCTCGCGTGCTTCCTTCAGGTGGATGCCGGCGGCGGTGTAGTGATCTTCGGCCTTGCCGGCGGCCTTGTCGCCCTGCACGATGCGGGCGCGAATATGCTTTCCTAGATCATCCGTCGACATTTCGACGGGCGTGACTGCGTTCATCGTATCAGCCCCATTGTCTCGGGGTTTCAATTCGGGGTTTCACGGCTCGGCCGCGCTTCGCCTACTTGGGCGGAAAGGACCGCAGCAAGGCGGTCATTTCCATATTAGGTGGAATTTGATTCCAGAATGCAAGCGGTTTCTGGCGCCCCGGCAGGTCGGAGTAACCCTGCCGAGGCGCCCGCGCCACCACCTCCCAGCAGCGTCGCGATGGTGGTTATGCCTCGGCGTCACGTATCGCTGCGTGCAGTCTGTCAATCTGGTATTGCATTGTCGCGGGACTGCTTTCGCCGCGCTCTATTTCGTCGGTCCATAAGAAGGCGGTGATACGCGCTTCGTGGATCAGCCGCGCGACCGCTGAGTATTCCGAACTCACGCAAGAGTTTCCAGATGTGCGGCTCGCGACCGGTCTCTGGCATTCTCCGAGTTCGGACGGTGCGTAGCGATCCTGGCCAAACCGGCGGTGGATATCGTGCACCGTCATGACGACACCCCCGGTACAAACTCAGGAATGACCATCTTTCCCTTCGGGCAAGCGGGGTCGTATTGCGACAAGACACCTTCGTCTATGACCGCGCGCACGCGTTCAATTTTGTTGAGTGCGATGCCCATGACCGACGCGAAGCAGATGTGGTCGTCCGCTCCGGCCCACTCGGACCCCAGCGCTAATCGCACGATATGTAGAAGATCGTGAGCATCTGAAAGCACGTCATGGGGATAATCTCCGGGCTTCTTTGCCGGGGCCGGCTTGGCGAGCGCGTTCATGCTGCTGCCCTCCCGTAGAACTGGTGCCAGAGGCTCTCGGCTAACTCCTGCGTTGCGCGGACGAGATGGCTGATTTTCTCCCGTTCGGCGGGCAGGTCATCGTCATGGCACTCGCGCAGCAAATCCCAGGCCATTTGCGACATCCAGCGAACGCGGTTTATTTGGTCTTCAAGGTCAGGCAAGCCTTCGGCGCTTGCTGGCACGGGGGTGCTGGGCATTGGGTGCTCCTGTTGCGTATCGGCGCGAAATTGATTACATGGTGCTTATAGTCGCACGTTGTAATCACGTCAAGCGCAAAAGCGCACAGGGTAATTAAATGAATGCAGTGCAATGCAAGATGGCGAGAGCGGCCACAGGGCTTGGCGTGAGAGAGCTTGCAACACTAGCCGACGTATCGCCGGCAACCATAACCCGTTTTGAGCGCGGCGAGGAACTTATGCCCCGCACCATCGCCACCATTCGCACCGCCCTCGAAACCGCTGGCGTGATGTTCATTGACCAGAACGGCAATGGCCCCGGCGTGCGGCTGAGGGAGCGCTCGTGACGGCCTCGATCTGGAAAGGACAACTGATCCAGTGGAAAGACCGTTCGACATGGTCGCCGCTGATCACCGAATGGATCAAGCCGCACCTCATCCCCGACATCTCTGAAGTTAGGACGAAGGCGGAAGAGACTGTCGAGGCATCCGGGTCCCTGTACAATTCCGATGCGCTGAGGCTTTTGGACCTCTTGGTGGACTATCGCACTGGTGGAGTGATTGCTGATCTTGCGGAGGACATTCGGGATGCACGGCTACGAGTCTTTCATGGCACCCGCGTTGCTGACGCTGGGATCTTTCATCGCGAAGGAATGCGGCCGTATCCGCGATCACGGCTGGTGACGCTCGCAGAGCAGATTGTCGTCGGGGCAGAACGTTTGCGCCCCTTGCTCCCACATGTGGGGTCGGGCCTGTCCGGGGTCGCGCGGTCGATGGACAAGGGAACCGTCTTCACGTGCATCGACGATAGGGTTCTGACCTCAGACAGCTCCCACTATGCACTCTACGGATCGGAGTGGATCACCGCCCATCTTATAAATCTCGCTGCAAACGTCGACGTCGGCGTCGTCTGCACGGACGTGTACGAAGCGCTGCGTGAGTGGGGTCTGCCCACGGTTGTGAAGATCGATCTTCCGCTGCGGTTCCTAGATGATGACGAGCGCCGCATATTCATTCGAGACGAATTGCTGCCAGACTGGATCGGCGAATTTCTGCTCGGATATACCAACACTCCGGTCGGGGAAGGTTGCCCCATCATCAGACGCAGGATTCCCGCTTCTGCAGTTGTTGGACACTATCATCCGCGCAGACTTAAAGACCCCTATTATAGGTTTGTTGAACGATCCGGTTGGCCGACGACGTGCCCGCACTGCGCACCCTCTTCTTGACTCCCCTCCCGCCCGCGCCATGATGGCGGCGGGATATGGGAGGGGATGATGGTCACTGAGTATCACGTTTACGGATTGCGCGTTAGCCGTGGTGAGTACACGGACGAGGGTAGTTTCAACACAGAGGACCGTGCACTCGCACGTCTTGATGCGCTCGCAGACGATAGCGACTGTGTATTAGCAGAGGTGGAATACCTGCCCGCCCCACCGGGCGGGCCGAAGGTCGCCGTGATAGCCCAAGCCGAGCGAATAGATGGTGAATGGAAGCGCGTTGCCGGTGAACTTCGGACTCGCACGCGCGCCGCGGAAGCCCGCGAGATTCTGGAGTGGGCGCGGGACTTATAGCCCCGCCCTCTCGCACGTCTCTGCCTCCGCCGACAGCACCCGCCGCAGCCCCGCGGCATCGTCCTCGACGGCTGGCTGGGCAGTCGCCTTCAGCTTGAGGTCTGGTCGATACGACGAGCCTCGAATCTTGATGCCCGTAGCCGCGGTATAGAGAGCCGCGGCCCTGCCGTTTATTTCGCCCATCAGGTTTGGACTCAATTTCACCGCTGCCTCACCGGTTCGGGCGGCCAGCGGAAGTACCACGTGCACAAACTGTTTGTCGGAGTCGGGGCGAATCACTGTGCACCCGATTACGGTCATCATGTCACCGAAGCGGATGTTCACCGACGCGACGATCCCAAAACGGGCCGCCTTCGTCTCGAAATTGTTCAAGGTGATTTCCATTATCTAATCCCTTCAGAAAATCCGGACACGCTCCGCGGCCTCGCTACGGGGCGCGTCGCAAGCTCTGGCTGTCTCAGTTCCTCGGCCCGTGCGGACCAGTTGACGTTTGTCAGTTCCCTGACCGCGAAGGCGTATACGACGCAGTCCAACGCCTCAGCGGCGCGGCCCGGGATGCGCTCCCACTTGCGATGCGGCTGGCCGGAAATGCGCCGCACGACCAGCCGTTCCGATGCCAGCTGCTCGAACCATACGGGCGGCAGGTCCCTCGAAAACCGGATCGTGTTGCCGCGTGTCAGGCGGCCCAGAAGATGGCTCTTCAGGCCGTCCACGCCGACGATAAATAGCCAACCACTTGCGGCCCGTGACTTCGTTTTCTCGATCCATGGTCGACGGCCGCCGTCGCCCTTGACGGGAAAGATGCGGCCGCGGATGCGCGGCAGGCAGAAGCTGTAGACCGCCTCCATCGTTTCGCCATCGCCTGAGTCGACGGCCGCGGCCTCGACGCCGAGCGTGCCGCCGAAAGGATGCTTCCACCGCTGCCGCAACACGCTATCCAATTCGGCCCATGTCGCGTCATCGGCCGGCAAGCCCCAGATCACCTTGTGGCCAAGGACGAAAGCCTCACGGTCTTCGTTCCAGCCGATGAACGTGACCTCGATGCGATCGCGCTGGACGTCGCAGCCGGCCGTAATGGACAGGACCTCCTCAGGCAGGTTGTCGAGCCCGAACGGCTCGGCACGGGCAGCCAGAGCGTCCTGGTCGAGTTCTTCGCCGGCCTCGCGCCAGCCCTCGCCGAGCACAAGGTTGACGAAGGTTTGCAGATCGGCGGGGTTGTCCTTGGCGGCCATGAACTCGGCGGCCAGCTTGCCCCAAGATGCGTTAGCCAGCGGCGATACCAGGCTGTTGATGCGGAAGCCTGCATGGCCTTTGACGTCCGGCGCTGTCGCCCGCCAACGGCCCCTGGCGACCATCCGCGGCTTGCCGGATTCCTCGACCACGCCGCCACACGATGGGCACGCCCAACAGGCCTTGTGCGGCTCGCCTTCGGGCCAATGGATATCCTTCCACTGGACTTCGTGGTGGTCACCGCAGTGCGGGCAAGGCACCTCAAAGATCCGCTGGTCGGACTTGGCGTATTCGGCCAAAACCAGCGACGAGTCTTTATATACTGGCGTGCTGCCGAGCACGATTTTGCGATCATCGAACTGTTGTGTTCGCATCTCCGCCAGGCGGACCGGATTGCCTTCGGCGGTCACCTCCATGCCGTCGACTTCGTCGAGGAACAGCACTCGGATATTCAGCCCGCGCAGCGTCCGGGGAGCCTTGGCCGCCACGATCTTCAGCGAGCCGCCCGGAAATCGCTTCGCCAGCATCGTATTCCGATCCTTGCCGCCGACCTTGATCTTCTCGCCGGTCAACGTGCCGGCGAGGACCGGCGTCGCGTCGAACGTCGGCTCGAGGTTCTGGACGACGAATGTCTTGGCGTCGTCCTCGGTCGGCAGGACGAATAGCGTCGGCGCCGGGTCGTTGACGACATGATGTCCGACCGCCCCGACCAGCAGGCTGGTGTAGCCGATACGTGCCGATTTCACGACCGTAACCCGCTCGATGAGCGGGTCGCTGATCGCGTCTGCAATGCCGCGCTGGTAGGGATATAGGCGGACGGCACCCGGTTGCGCGGAGCCGCCTTCAGGCAGCTTGATGTGGCTTTCCATCCACTCGGACAGCGGTATTTTCGGCGGCGGTATCAACGCCTTCAGCGCCGCCGCCCGTGTTGCTCTGATCATTCCCTAAATCCGTCAGTGTGCGCCGCAGTTCGGCGTCGAGGTCGATGGCTTGTTCAGCGGACAGCCCGGCCGAGGCGCGGACGCGGCTGGTGACGGCGAGGATGCCGGCGCGGACACCGCGCAGTATGTCCGACCACTCGCGCTCGACGTCGGCGGCCAGGACCAGTTCGCGGCGCGACTGGCGGTTCTTGAGTTCCTGTCCATCGGCCTGTTCGCGGGCGAGACGGGCTCGTTCCTGATTGAGGTCGAGGATTTGAGCTTCGCCACCACGGGCGGCGGCGACTTCCCGGAGGTGTTTGGTGTAGGTCTGCACGGACTCCTTCAGGAGATACTTGCCACGGGCAAGCCGCACGACCTTACCGTCTGCAGCATGGCCGGAAACCGTCTGCCGGGCGAGGCCGAGCCATTCGGCCAGTTCTGTAGCCGAGACTTCATTCGTCATTTCGTCCCCTTTAGGAATATTTTCACAGACCGAAATCGCGCAGGTCCCGCTATCCGCATGCCCCAGCAGCCGGGAGGACCCGTCGAAATCCGGCGGGTGTTGCATTTCTGCAACACCTGTCACCGTCACCGGATGAGCTTCGCGATGACCTTCCCGACCCGCTCTTGGAGGAGCGGGGCGGCAATGCGCTCGAATGCAGCCGCGGTAGCGCCCCTCGTCATCTCTGTCGGGATGAACATGCCCGAACGCGCCTGCGTGAGCTTAGTGCCCGACGCATTGAGACGCCGCATCACGTGGCCGCCGAACTTGCCGCCATGCCTGTTGGGGAATTTGCCGCCCAGCATAAAGGTGCCAGGATATAGCTGCCGCTGCCCCCATGGCGCAGCGGTGACGCCGGGGCGCGTCTCCCTCGGCTTGAGGTACTTCAGCCGGATGTTGCCGCCGCGCGTCACCATCTGGTAGGAGAGTTTGCCCGGCCTTGCGGTGTTGGGGTTGCCGACCGCCTTGACGATCGTTGCGCGCGGCAGGCCGGTCTGCGCCGTCAGATTGCGGATGACTTGCGTCTTCGCGCGATTTCCGACCTGGTTGACCACGCGCGGCAGGACCTGCGGGAACTCCACCTGCAACCGCTCGATCTTCTTGCCGAACGCCCTAAGATTGCCATCCGCCCATTTGACGATGATCGTCATCTGAAGGCGTCCTGGAGCGGCCCGTCGACGAACGTGCCGCGCACCCTGTCCATCACGCCGGCTGCGTAGGCGGGCGCGTCTGGCAAGTCCTTGTCCAGCGCCTTTGCAAAGGCATGGATCGCGATTGTAAACGCGCGCGCAACGGCCCGCGTTTCGCTACGGGCCAGCACGATGTTGGCGGCTGCCACCGAAAGCGGCGGCAGCGCTGTGGCGCAGTACGGACAGGTGCGATGCAGCTCGGCCACGTCGGTGCCGAAGGTTACATCGACTATGCAGTCGCACTCATGGCACGTGATTGTTGCAGTGCTCATACAATCCTCCTGCTACGCCCAGCCGCCGCCCAACGAGCCCTCGACCGCCGTTTGCATGGCATGCCCAACGCGCTCGGCGGCGAGTCTTGCGATGTCGTCGGCACTGGCGTTGGTTTGCGCCGTGACGGTTACGCTGATGTGATTGATGGTGTCGCCACCGGCGGCCTTGCTGGCTGGCGCTGTTGATGGTGATGGCTTCGCGAAAACTTCATTCGGCGACACGAAGCCCGACCGTGCCGGGGCGAACAGTTCAGGTCCGCGTTCGCCGACGAGATACGTTTTGCCGGCGCTGACAGGGCCGCCTTCCGCGCGCGCGCCGTCGACAGCGGGTGCATCGCCACCACCGCCTCCACCGACAAGGCCGAACGTCAACTTCGAGGCCACGCTATTCACGGCGCTGCTAATGCTATTGGTGATGTAGCTGGCAAGGGCGGCCACCTTCGCCGCAACGCCGTCGTAGATGGCCTGGCCGATCTGCGCTGCCGCGGTAGAAATCTCGCCGATCATCGCATTGATTTTCGCCGGTAACGACCGGATACCGTCTACAATGGCCTCGGCGGCGCGCATGCCGGCGGCGCGGAACTTGGCCTCCTCGATGTCCGTGTAGTCGTTCATCGTGAAGATGTCGGCCAGCCAGTTCCCGACTTCGCCGGGAATGGCCTTGACGATGGCGACGACTTGCGCGGCGCCTGCCTTCACTGCGGCGATGCTGTTATCGAAGGAAGCCCGAATCGCATCCGGATCGAGGCCGAGCCATTCGGCACCGTCGAGCAGTTTCTGGCCGACCATCCCGGCGACGTCGGATGCGAACTGGCTCAGGCGCGTGGCGACATCGCCTATGGCGTCACCGATCACCGAGCCGAAGCCGATGGCGAAGTTCGATATTGGCTCCCAGTAGTTCCAGACGGCAATGCCCACGGCTGCGACAGCCGCGACGATCGCCGCAACGGTTAGCCAGACAGGCGCGGTGACGCTGGCAATGGCCGCGCCCACGGCAGTCATGGCAGAAAGCGCGACAGACGGCAGCGCCGCCAGCAGCCCGCCGAAACGCAGTATGCCCGCCGCACCGCGTAGAAGGCCGAGCCCAGCCGAAAGGATGCCGCCTTTCAGGAACAGGAAGGCGTAGCGAGTGCCGATCAGCGCGACGTTCAGACCAATTAGCGCGGACGTGAGTGCAACGACCGTCCGGGTTAGTTCCGGGTTGTTCTCGGCGAACTTGGCGATGCCATCGGCGATCGGCACAAGCCGAGTCGCAACGTCGGCAAGCCCAGGCAGGAGCGCCGAGCCGATCGAGGTCTTCATGCCGTCCAGCGCAACATTCAGGCGCTTCGCCGCGCCCGCACCAGTCTCGAGTCGTCGCTGGTAGTCCTCCTCGACGATGCCCTGCGCCGCCATGGCCTCGGCACGAATCTTTCGATACTCGTCGATGTTCTGTAGAAGCGGACGTAGTGCACCTTGCACCTGCGCGTCCGAGAATAAATCGCCGAGCTTCCCGAGGTCGCCCTTGACGGCCTTTTCGGTAATTTCGGCAATCGCCTCGATCGGGGTGAGGCCGCGCTGGGAAGCCTTCTTGAGTTCCTTTTCCAGATTGATGCCGAGCTTTTTGAAGGCCTTGACGGTCTGCGGGGCGCGGATTTTCTGGAGCAGGTTTCCAAGGTTGGTCGCGGCGGACGCGGAGTCGCCTGTGCCCTTGCGAACAATCTGGAGAGCGGCGGCCAGATCGGCGACGGCAGGAACGCCCTGCTGGCCGAGTGCCTGATAGCCCGCGCCCAGCGATGGGAAGTACCGGGCCATGTCCTTGAGTTCGAACGCGCCAGCCTTACCGGCCTGCGCCATGGAGTCCAGGGCCTGACCAAACTGTTCGGCGGGCACCTTCAGGTTGTCCAGGGCCGCGTAGCCAGCGGAGGCGAGGTCTTGAACGGACGCATTATATGCGGTCGCCGCCTTGCCGATGGCTGGCAGCATTCCGAGGGCGTCGGACTCGGAAGCGCCCATGCCGACAAGAACGTCCATGCCGTCCGCGGCCTCGGCGCCAGTCAGCGTGGCCTGCCTACCGACTTCGCGTAGCTGCTTGCCGAGTGCTTCAAGTCGCTCACGCGGGATGTCAGCCTTCTGGCCGATATCTTCGAGACGAGCCTCGAAGGCGAGAGCCGCGGTCACCGGAGCGCGGAGCGCGTTGTATAAAGTGTAACCCGCCGCCGCCGCGTCGATAAGCCGGCCGCGCATGGCGGCCAGCTTTGCGGAGTTTGCATTGGCCGCTGCGGACAGGCGGCCGATCGCGCCGGACACCGCTCTTGACGGCCCGGACAGGCGGTCGAGAAGTGATACGACCAGTTTTGATTCAAGCGTCGCCATCTGGGGTTCCGTTCTTTCGTCGGATTAGGCGGATCGCCGCCGCATAGTATTCGAGCACCTTTTCCGGCGGCATATCCTCAACCGCCGGAAGGGGTGTGCTGCACTCGGAGGCAACGAGCGTTACGACGTCGATCCAGCCGTCGACGCCGGGGACTCCCCCAAAAGGGGGCCGACCTCGGCGACAACCCTGTTAAGGTCTTCAACCTCAAGCTCTTGCATCAGCTGGTAAGGGACGTCAGCCATGGACGCGAGCGTCGCCACGGTTCTTGCGAGTTCCCCTCCACCCTTCGAGACCGCCTCGGCCGCGATCAGGTCGCGGGCCTTCGGCTTACGGAAGGTGAGCGTATCAACGGTCTTGTTGCCGTGGGTGGCCGGGGTGTCGAGCTTTACAGAAATGGTCATGGGTATCTCCTCCTTAAACGCTAAGCCGCACGACGCCGGTCGCAGACGGGTTGGCGGCGATTTCGAGCGCGTGGCCGATGAACGTGTTGGTGCTGGCCGTGGTGGTGGCTTCGCCGTCGGCGACGTACAGGGCTGCCCCAACAGTCCAGGCCTGGGCCGAGACTTTCTTCACGGTGAAGACGCCGCTGGTCTTGATGTTCACCGGCTTGCCGGACGCGGCGTCGGCGACGGCGACGCCGACCAGCTTGCCGACCTCGACCAGGTCGCCTGCGGCTACATTGGCTGGGGCGGTGACAGTGACGATGTCACCGGTCTGGATATAGTTCTTCATTCTTCGAATCCCTTTGAGAAATACGGCCGGAAAACGCGAACGGGCGCATGGGCGCGCAGCTCGCGATCGATGGCGTCTATCGCGGCCTGAATGTCCTTGAGGCTGCGGTACTCAACCTCTCGCCGGGTGCCGCCGCTGTGGAAGACGACGCGCAAAGCGCCACTGGAGCGCGCTTCGACGAGCGCGCTCCTCTGCTCCATCAATTCGGTCGGCGTCATTTATGCGCCGGCATTTTTCGTCGCGCCGCGGAAGTCAATCGCACCGACAGCGAAGTCGAGGCTGGCCGCAACCTTCACCGCCTGGGTGTCGAAATCCCGCTCGCTGCGAATCTGCGGACCTTCCGCGCCGCCGACATATCCATAGACCAGCACCGGAGCTGCGGACGGCGAGGCGAAAATGTACCAAGAATTGTCAGCGATGTTGGCGTCGACAATGAGGTCCGCGAAGCCCGACCAGACGTTCACGTCGCTGGCCTTGGTCGCCGTGATGCTTGCGAGCAACTGGCGGGCGGCCACCTCGCGGGCCGGGCCGCAAACAATATAGGCCGGCTGGAGGTTGAGCGGCAGGCCGTCGAGAGACGTTTGCGCGCGAAGCTGGGCCACCGCCAGGGCGACGTTCGTGCCGTCGATCGTCGAGGGCGTATTCGCGAGGTTCGCGTGCGTGGCATGGAAGATGGCAACCGTATCCGACAGCGCGGCGTTGGTTTTTATAACCCCGTACGCGAGCTTGTTTTCATCGTTCGCGGCGCGGATGGCGATGCTGTTCGAGAAGTCGCTCAAGGCCGAAAGATCGTCGTTGATCAGCGCGCGACGGCCGATGGCGATGCCCGTGCCATATTCTTTGGCGCGCACCTTTTCAGCATTCTCGCTGATCGTTCCGTACTTAGTTTCGCCGCCTTCGCCGATTTCCCTGAATGCAGGGACGTCACCGACGCGCAGGAAGCTGTGGTCCTTGAAATCAGTGAAGGGCTTGCGCGCTGCTATCTGTCGATAGGTCGGCGCTGCGATGCTGTACTGAGCCAGCAGTGCCTTGTTGGCGGCGTCGGCAAGCAGCAGCGGGAAGTCCGACGTGGAATGCGCACCTACAGCACGCTGCAGGAGTGCATCCTGATCGCGAAGGTTGACGCGGTCGCCGGCCGCGACGGCCATGTCGCCAACCATGTCGAGGACGCGATGGCCGCGGTACTCGACGGCGCGGCCTTCCAGCTTCACGGCGGCTGGCGCCATTCGGTGCGCAAGTGCGTCGGCCATAGCCGAGCGGATGCTGGCCGGATCGTTATGGTCGGTGCCGATGGTGATGCTCGACGGCGCTGCTGCGGACCGGGCCGCCAGCTTGGCCAACGCGTCGGCATTCACGGTGGCGAGGTCGGACTCGTTATCGACGTGATGGTCGATAAAGTCCTGGCCGAGGCCAGCGGCCTTCGCGGCGCTGCGGATTGAGGCATTGATTTCGGCGCGCGTCTGGACGACGGGGGTGGTGATGGTCTGTTCGGTCATGGGGACTTTATTCCTAAGGCCCGCGCCGCTGTCGGCGGGGATTGTGACGAGGGAGGCTTCGAGAAGGTCGAGAGAAACAGCGGTTTTCGTGCGCTTGCCGCCCTTAGCGGTCTCCGACCATTTGGTGACGGCGTAGCCGATGCTGACGCCGTAGGACGCGCCGTCAGTCAGTTCGGCGGCGACGCGTTTTGCCCGCTCATTATGCTTGGACAGGCGTACCGTTCCGCGCAGCTCAGAGCCGACTGTCTTGATGTCGACGACTTCGCCAAGGCGATCATCGACGGAACCGCGAGAATGCGAGTCCAGCAGCGGGATGCTGGCCGGCCATTGCTGGTCCAGCGACAGCACCTCGTCGAAGGCGCCACGACTGTCGTATCGCTCGACCGCAGCGCCCGTCGAAAGGACGGCCTGCACGGTATAGCTTTCGGCGTCCCAGGAGGACGCGCGTAAGGGCGCGGCCCGCGTCAACGGGCCGGGAGGAGATGTCATGTTTTTCCTCTGGTTTATGCGGCTTCGTCGGCCGCTTCGGGTTGGTTGTCGTTGCTGGCCAGCGCTGGGAAGCTTATTGCCAGCGCGCTGGCCAGTTCGGCGTCGGCGGCGATTTCGCCGAACAACTGTTCGACATCGTCGCCGTTCTCGGCAAGCACTGCACGCTGGCTGGTCAGGCCGGCGCGAAGGCGCATGATGGTCGCGGTCGCCTCTTTTACCGGCTCAAGCGAAGGCCAGGCAGGAACATGGTGCTTGACTGGCAAGGCCGAATCCACAGTGGTTTCGACCGTGCCGGACAATACGGCCACAGCGGCCCATCGCCGCCACACAGGCACACATACGAGCGGGATGAATGTAGACCACTGCGCCTGCTCAACACGCGCACGAAAGGCTGTCTGGGCCGTCTTGAGGCTGCTGTAATTCGCCTGGGTCACGTCGCCGAATGCGTGGGCGGGAAGCCCTAGCGCCGCGGCGATTTCGCGTTCGGTGATTTCCGCGAACTGGATAACCTCTGCGCCGATGTTCGCAGGCGTGGAGAAGCGCACGTCCTGGTTCGGATCGAGAAAGGTTATCTGACCGGGCTCGAGTCCGCCGACCAGCGCAGAGCCGCGTTGCTCGCCGTCGAAGGGCGCCCCGCTGCCGTCCGTCGACGTAACAAACGCAGCAAGACTTGCCGCAACCTTCTGCCGCGAAAGCTGCAGGTCTCTCCAGACGTCAAGGTCCGCGAGCCGCAGCAGTGCGGGAGCCAGCCACGACACGCCACGCACCTGACCAGGCCAGTCCTGCCGGAAGACGTGTATGATGTCTTCGGCAGGGAACCGACGACGCTGCCGTTGAAAGGCGTATTCGAGTCCGGGTGGATGGTCCCAGATGTGATAGGCAACGCGGCTGCCTGCCGTGTCGAACTCGACGCCGGAGATGATCCTAGCGCCGTCTGCTAACTGGACCGTATGGCTGGCGTCCAACTGCTCGGGATCAAGAACGCGAATCCGCAGGCCGTCCGGTGTATTGATGAGCACGGCCAACCCTTCGCCGCTGATGACCATCGAGCGGAACAGGTTCGCCTGGAGGCCGTACCAGTCGGTGCGTCCATCCGCATCCGCAACGTCCGTCCATGCGGCGAAGGCGCTGTTGAGTGTCGCTCGGACCGCAGCATCAGCGTGGAGGCTTGATGGCTTGATACCAGCGCCGATCGCCTGTGTCGTCCAGGCCGTAATGGCAGCCGCGGCCAACGGATTGTTTCCAGCCGCATATCGAGCACGGTCCGCAAGCCGACCTCGGGCCATCAACGTTGCGGAAACCGGGGCGGGCATGGCCTGCTGGCCGCGCCAGCGACGGCCGCCCTGGGCGGCGTCGTAACTGCGGGTGCGAAAGATGGAGCGGAGTCGGTTAAGCACGCTCGAGGTCCACTTCAAGCTTCGTCCAGATCATGGACAGTTCGACCTCTGTCGTCACGAATGCCTCTATTAGATGCATCTGATCCATGAGGTTCGGTAGCACCGGCTCGCCGTCCTTGTGCGTCACTCGCAGTGTATGAGCGATGACTTCGTTGCTGATCGTGACGCCAGCGCGTGACAGCGCGGCGAGGATCGCAACGACGTAGACGCCGTGTGCGGTGAACAGCCGCCGATGACGACGCAGCGTTATCAGGTCGAAGCCAAGCAGCTTGGCAACGCCTGCCCAATAGGTAATCGTGCCTGCGGGGGTGTCCGTGACCTTGGCGACCTGGGCAATTGTGTATCGATGATCCAGAAGCCAGGCCGGTCGCGGCATGGCAATGGTGACGGGCGGCGCGGTCATGTGCGCTAACCTCCGGTTTTTAGGTTTGAATGGTCGAATGCGACCGGGCTAAAAAAATCGCGGGCGCCACCGAGGAGATGGATAAAAACCTCGGCAGCGCGCGATCAACCGCGCCTGAAGCTGCGCGGGATTGGTGCTGGTAGCGTGGAGGGACGCCGACCGGCTGCGGCGGGACCAGAGCAGCACCGCCACGAAAATAAAAAGGGCGCCCGAAAGCAGGGCGAAGCAGATCAGAATGGGTGAGGGATTTTCGTCCCCCTCTATATATACTCCACGCCAAAGTGCCGAAAACCGACATTTCAGCGAAAATTGCCGACACCAGCGCTAAAAACGCAATGTATTTGAACCCGACACCGCGGCGTATTCAGAAAGTCCGCCCGCCAAACTTTATGGCGTCCCCGCTATAAGCGCGGATTTTTAAGGGCGGGGCACAGATTGCGTTGGCCGCAGCCGGACGCACAGAACTGGGAAAGATGTTTGGGAACATTCCCCGTACCCTTCCCGCGCGGCGAGGCGTTTCAGGTCGCGAAAACCAGCGTTCCGTCGACGCCAATCCAAAAAGCTCAACGTTTCGGCCGGCGCAAGTCAGGCCGCGTCCTTCGCCCACGACGGTGTCCCGCCGCGAGGACGAGGCTCTCGATATGGCACTGAAATATTCGCAGCCTTCCAGGCGGCACGGGCCTCGATGCGAGCCGCTTCATACTGCCGATAGAGATTGGCCTCTCTCGCCGCCCAGGCGGATCGCTCGTCTACAAGTGCGTACGCATGCCGAATAACACGTAAACAATCCAGAAGCCGTCCAGCCGCCCAGGCGGCCCGCTGGGCGCGATCTGCATACGGGCCGGTGTTTCCTGCCTCCTGAAGGCTAATGCCCTCCAGCAGCGCTTGCTGGGCGATTGTGGCCATGTCTAGTTCGGACAGCACAAGATGTAGTGCCTGCCGATTATCATCATTACAATATCGGGTTGCCACCAGCGCCAGATCGGTGGCCTCGTCACGGGCGACGCCAATGAGCGCTGACCTGATGTTCTTCGCGATGGACATGCTGCAGCTCTGGGTTTTCGTGATGTCTGGGCCACCCTCCAGCGGCCCGGCTTGCCGGTTGGGTCCGGTCGTTCTCTATGCACTAAATATAGCGGCAAGTAGGGAATCTACTAGCTTGAAATCTATATATTGGGGCCTGGCGTTATCCCCAACCCTTCTGGATCGACGGGATTCACACCCCGCAGGCCTTGCGCCCTCCGTCAGAATCACCGAGAATCTTGAAATCGACGCAAGTCCTTTTGAATGAAGAGGTCTGCGTTGAAGAAGTCTCCCCAAAAACCGTACCGCTGGTGGCACCTCACGCGAGATGAGGTGTTCAAATTGCTGCCGATGCTTATCGCCATTGCCTTGTTTGTTGCGGGACATTTTCTTTCCGGGCACTGACCGACACCCTGCCGGCATCTACGGCTGCGGCGAGTTCGGGAGTGGCGTGGGATTGGACTGCTTTGGCGGCACGAATGCTTCGATCTGAAACATTCAATTGCCGCGCAGCTTGTTCTTGAGAAACAAGCGGCAAATTTTCCGCTTGACCGGCGCGCCTATCTCCGCCGTGCTCGATGTTCGCCAGCCGCGCCGCCACCATAGCCCGCTGACTTTCGGACAGATGGCGGCGCTTCAGGTTGAGCGACACAACAAACGCAAGCGGGTCGGTGCCGTCGTAGTCCTTCGTGTCATAAGCCACGCCTGCGGCGCGTGCGGCACGGTGACGATTTCGCCCGTCCAGTATCTTGCCCTGATAGAGCCAGACCGGCTCGCGCACACCGTGCGTGGCCACGTCGGCGACCAGGTCGTCAAACTCCCCGCCTTCGATAAGGGGGAAAAGGTTCGCGTATTCGTGGAACTCGTAGTCTTGCTGCACCACCATCTGCGCAGGCTCAATCGCATTCACAATCTCAGTGATAGTCGCCACGTCGGGCACTCCATCTGATTTCAGTAAAGGGTGGCTGGGTGGTGGGTAATCCACCGAGTTTGCAGAAGCGCGCGCCGCAGGACTGTCCGTTGCTAACGGACCAGGGTGGTGGTCCCACCCCGGGCCTTCCAGCCCAGGGGTGGGTTCCACCCCCCCCGGGGGGTATAAGGGGGGTGGAAGGAACAGGGGGTGGAACAGGGGTGGAAGTGGGGTGGAAGGCCTTGCTGGAAGCCCCGCCACCCTCTCCCTTATTGCTCCTCCGGCGTCGCCCCAGGGGCGAAATCTTCGGCCGAAACGATCAGCCGCTGACGCTGTTTCGACGGCGGCCCGTCCATCACGACCTTGATGAGTCCTGATGCCAGCAGCCTGTGCATCGCCGCCTCGAGCGTCTTCTTTGACGTCCCCTTGGCATCAGGACGCAACGCCAGAATGGCGGGAGCGTAGTTGATGCCCTTCGTCGGGGCGACCCGCTGTCCGGTCCGATTGACGGCGGATAGCAGCGCCAGAAACCGCTCATCGTCGCCCGCCGCAATCAACCCTGCCTCGGCGGTCGGCTCGCCGTCATCGAGGACAAAAACGCCATCCTGCCATCGCAAACGAAGCTCCTCGCCCTTGCGACCGTAGTTGGCCTTCATGCCCTTCAGGATACGAGCGTCGTCATCGTCTTTGTCGGCGGTGAGGTACAGCCGGCTTCGCACGCTATTATTCCATGCCGTGGAGCCGGAAAGCCCGGTTCCCGTCTGCATGCCGGCGACGGAAGGATGCGACAGCAGCAGCACCGCCGTATCGAACTCCATCGCGACGATGCGCAACATTCCGACGAATTGACGGACCTGATTGCGGTTGATTTCGTCGCCGCCGAACAAGTCGGCGGACGTGTCGAGCACCACAAGCGCTGGCCTGAATGCCACGACCTCGTCCAGCAGGGCCTGATAGACCGCCGTCGGCACGAGTGCTTTCGACCGTAGGTCTGGCCGTGCCAGTTCGACGTTCTCGCCGGCCAGCGGAAAGACGCGCAGGCGGTCAGCAAGACCCGCCATGCCTGCGCTGTGGGCGGTGCATATGTCCGCGATGCGGCGGTGCACCTCGTCCTGATCGTCCTCGGCGGCCAGCACAAGCGTCTTGCCATGCCGGGGCTTCAGGTCCAGCGTGCCGATACCAAGCGCACCGGCAACTGCAATCTGCAATGCCAGCAGCGATTTGCCCGTGCCGCCGTCGCCCGACAGCAGCGTGACATTCCGCGACGGAATCATGCCGTCGATGTACCACTGACGAGCCGGCACCGGTTTGCTGGCCAGAGCGGCGAGGTCGAGCGGCTTGAACGGCGATTTGCCGGCCTTGGCCGCGCTGGGCGGCGGGGTGTTGTCGTTGCTGGCAACAGGCCGCGGCTTCGGCGGTTCCGGTGTCGGCTTTGCCGGCGCCATGTACTTCAGTTCGTCCACGTTGTTCGCGACGACGTCCATGACAGCATCAAGAGCCTCGTCGCATCGGGCGCCATCGATCTGGTGCACGATCGGCGAGCCGCCGCGCCATATGGTCAGGATCGAGACGTCCTCCCCATCTCCTATAAAGCGCGCAAAGCTGTCTGTCAGAATAGCGAGCCGCGGAATGTCGGCCTCGTCAATGTCGGACCAGTCGGTCAGTTTCTCAAGATCGTCGCGCGTGCCTATACCGGAGGCCGGCGCCAGCACCGGGTCGCCGCAAAGGCGGTGACACATGTCTATGAATGGCCGCCATGCTTTCGCGCGCGCGTCAGTTGTGAACTCAGGCTGTGCGCTGGGCATTATGACGATCGTCCTGAAGATGAGCAGCAACAAGCGCGACGAGCACCGTGCGCGTCGCGGGCGCGAGGCTCGTCAGCGGCGACCCATTATGTGACGGCGGCCCGTAAACCAGCAGGTCGCCGGCCGGCGAGCGCACGAGGTTGCAGTCGTAAACTGCGAATCCGGGAGCCGGCTCCGCAGTGAATTTTGCTATTGTTTGAAAGCCGCGTGGCGTTGGCGGACGCGAAACGCGTCGCACATCTTTTACGTTCATTTTGGGATTCCATTGGATAGAAATGCCGACGTCGTCGGCGAGTAGTGGGTTAGGCGTTTTCAGAAAATCGCCATAAAAAACAATGGCAGGAAGGTTAGGCGATTTGGGTCCTAGCGCATTGTTTTTGCGTGATTATTATTCTTCCGTTGGGCGTGCCAGTCTTTTCAATAAATTCGGTGGCACCGCGGCCCGTCTTGCAGGCGTTGGCAAGTATGCAGATATCACTGCTCCTGTCGGCGGCGCCCGCAGGCACGGCGTCCGATCCTTTCC